CCGTGCCGGTTGCACAGGCGAGCTTCGGCTGCACCATATTGCAGTATTCAGAGTACGACGGAACCAGTGACGGGTGCACGTAACCGTGTGGAAACTTGATGTTCATCCACGCAGCTGTCGACATCGTATCACCGCTACCTGTGATACCGTGCTGGTAGAACCCGAACTCCTTGAACCACTTTCGCTGGAAAGCCCATGCGAATCCCGGATGGTACGAATGGTTGTAGAGGTTGATCCGGCACATGTACGCGACCGACAACCGAGTCTGAATCATCTTGCTGTACGTGCTATCAAGCCAGACACAGGAAGAGAACGGCTGAACAACCTCATACGTGCCGAGAAGACGCGAAACCTCATCATACCAACCTGGCTTTCCAAAGATCACATCCGCATCCATGAACAACAGCTTCGTGTACCGGCAGGGGATACGCTTTTCCATCAGGCTGCACATCACCTCCTTGTGAAACATGACGCTGTTGCCCTTCACGTGAAACGCATCTGCAATCTCCGGCACATGATCGCCAAAGGTCAGCTCCATCGTGTAGTACGGAATCTTCGCAAGCTTCAATTTTTCGATAGTGTAGAAATAGTTCATCAGCATCTTCTTCGAGCGCGCGGGATTAAAGAACACGAAACAGACCGCCATATCCTTGCGGGGCGGGATCTCGTACCGGCACGCTGCGACGTCTACTATACAGGTCTCAAGAGGGGGTGCAGTCTCTGGGGTGCGCACTACATTGTAGGCGAAGGATTGGATCTGCCCCATTATTACTAGGAAAACGAATTTACCTGAATGCTACACCGACGGCTCATGTACTCGCCCTACAACCCTGCTAATCGAACCTTTACCGAAGATGATATCCACCGCATTCTTCGTCGTCACGGACTTCCTCATTATCGCGTCTCAAACCGCAAAGTGTTCCAGACAGCTATGGTTCACACAACCTATGTTCGCCGCGCCGATTATACCACGCCCGATGGAGAACCAGCAATGCTCGCTCCCTGTCCATCCGGTGTTATGCCCCTCCAAGACGAGAGCTACGAATGTTTGGAATTTGAAGGCGATGCAGTTCTCGGTGCATGTATCGCGACATACCTACGTAAGAAGTTCCCCGAGAAGAAGCAGGGATTCTTGACGGACGCCCGTAAGGAGCTCGTCAATAATGACCGTATCGGGGGGCTGTCCAAAGAGTTGGGGTTAAATCGGTTCTACGTGATCTCGCGGCACAACGAGGATTCGGTTGCGATTGCTGGCCGCACCAACACCAAAAAGCTCGGTGATATCTTCGAGGCGTTTCTCGGAGCATTATGGACAGACTGCGGTAACCGGTTCAATGTGGTGTACTCCTTCGTGACCACCGTGATGGAAGCGTATCTGGATGTGGATGAGATTGTGAGTTCGGCTACGAACTTCAAGGATCTATTCCAGAAACACTGCCAGCGAGAGTTCAAGTGTACTCCTGATTACGAGATGCGATCCAACGACCCGAAACGGAATGAGATTGTAGTCGCAGTCATGGTCGCTGGAAAGGTCTACGGTATCGGAGCTGGAACTACGCGTAAGAAGGCCGAGCAAATGGCGTGTAACCAGGCACTTACCGCAGTTGGGGCAAGCGTCGCCGCCCCGTGATCATCCGGCCTGCGACTTTGGGTGGTTTGTCTTCGAGTGGGACTTGATCCTTCAGATCGTCTGGTACTATTAGCTTCTGAGCTTCCAGAATCTGATCGCTGCCTATATGAACTACTTTTGCAGTTATTGCTTGCAGATCATCCGGAGCGGGAACATCTGAGTCCCATGTATCAGCTCCTCCGGTGGTTGGTGCGGGCACAGCTGCCGGCACAGCTGCGGCCACATCCGCCGGTGCTGCGACTGTCCACGGTTTCTCGCGAGGAAGGTCGGTTTCCTTCGCCTTCCAATACGCCTCGCCTTCTTTGACCTCTTCGTCCTTACTCATGATGGGCGGAACCTCTCCGGCTTCTGCGCATGCGGCCGTTATACACTCGTTCACCACTCGTTCAACTTCAACAGCGCTGGCGGCAGGGATCATTCCGTAGTCCTTGAACTTTTCATGATTTCCATGTATAAGCTGTAAGAGTTCACGGACAGCCTTAGTAGCAGCTGTTTTTCCGAAACCAGGTCCGAAGATGTTTAGAACCGACAAGATATCAAATATCCGGGCAAGCTGATGATACCGAGTCTCGTAGATTGGCTCTAAGTAATACTCTGCGGTCGTATCCGTAGGGTTTGTGGTTTTCTCGCACATGCTACCCGAGTCATAGTCGAGTTCATCTTTCTTCACATAGACGTTGATCGGAGCAAGTCCAGGTCTCGCCGTCAGACTCACCGGTCTACGAGGGTTTCGGGGCGTACCGTCTTTAATGTAGCCATCGGCCTTTATCTTGTTCTGCTCGTTGAGCGTGTCGACCTCTGCCTTCTTCGTTTCGTCTGCACCTTCGGGATATTTGATGTAAGAACTGGTCTTTAACCAGTCATCGATCTTCTCATTGATGTTCGGGTATTCTGTCTTAAAGTACCTGGCGATAAAGTAGTATTGCTGAAAGACTTGGAGTCCGCTAAACCCATCTAATTGACCCTCCAAATACAGACTACTCAATGCATTTCTAAATATGAGCTGGTTTACACTGCTAGGATGGGTTACAACATAGAATGAATCGCGTTGTAAATAGTCACGGATACGCGCCTCTCCAAAATCATGTAACACCGCCGTTCCGTCTCGCATAACTGCGGCATTATTCTGATGAAGATCATAGTGAACGAAACGCCCATCAATGTGGAGAAGAGTGCGAAGAAGGTCGCACAACGGCCTCACACGACGTTTTAGCCATATCTTGTTATCTTCTCCGCCTTTGATGTACCCGATGTCTCTTAGTTGATAGCGTGTAACAAAGCCATACCATTCTCCACTACCGCACTCTACTTTTGCCGTTGGCTGTCCCCTAGCATTCTCAGTAAAGTTGCCGTTTACATCCGGTTTTCTTACCGCATAGATACCATTGGCCGCCCAGAGATTCATATGCATCTTGATGAACGGATCGAGGTATGAACGATTTCCACCTGTCCACGATTTAAGTGTCTTGTGGATAACGTATTCAGAATCACCTGTACAGACCACGCGTACGACGGCCTTGTAGTCTTTGATTAGCTTCATCATAGTAACCTTATCAGTCTCTTTCTCAGGAACTGGATACTCTTCCCAGATTTTATCATCAGGTGGGTTCTCTGCATAAAAGACCAGCGTAAAGGCTCCAGAGTTTACTAACGCTGCGCCCTTGACCCGCCGGCGGTTGGTCTTGCGTCGCTTATGACTACGCCTGTGGCGAAGGGTCTTCCGCATTGTTCAATCGCAGAAGAATATATCCTCGCAAAAGATAAACACAATGGGCGGCGGTCTTCTTCAGCTCGTCGCATATGGTGCTCAGGATGCCTACATCACTGGAAATCCGCATATCACCTTCTGGAAGGTGCTCTACAAGCGTCATACGAACTTCGCGATGGAGGCGATGCGTGTGAACTTTACGGGTGCGCCTTCGTACGGTCAGCGCTCGGTTGTGGTCGTGAACCGGAATGCTGACCTGATGTTCCGCACCTACCTCGAGGTGACGCTCCCCGACACGCGCGCTTCCTCTACGGGTGCTGCCAATGACGTGCTCTGGACGGCCGGTGGTCGCCGCCGCCTGGGTTACCTGCTCATCCAGCAGGTGGAGATCGAGATCGGTGGCCAGGTCATGGATCGCCACTATGGCGAGTGGATGTACCTGTGGGAGTCGCTGACGTCGCCGTATGACCAGTCGGTTCGCCTTGACCAGATGCTTGGCGCCAGCGTGCAGGGCACCTACTCCACTCCGGCTGGCTGCAACGGTCGCCCGGCGGTTCTCTACATCCCGCTGCAGTTCTGGTTCTGCCGCAACCCGGGTCTGGCGCTGCCGCTCATCGCCCTCCAGTACCACGAGGTGCGACTGAACTTCATCTTCCGGCAGGCCACGGATCTGGTGCAGAACATCACGTCAACCGGCGCCGTCTGGACGGGCGGTGTCAGCGCTGCTGCTGCAGCACTTCCGCGCTTCAAGGACGCGGCGGTCTACGTGGACTACATCTACCTCGATACGGACGAGCGCCGCCGCTTCGCCCAGCAGACGCACGAGTACCTGATTGACCAGCTCCAGTTCGGTCTCCAGCAGTCGATCACTTCGCAGACGGTTCGCCTCGACCTGACGCTGAACCACCCGGTCAAGGAGCTGGTGTGGGTCTACCAGGATGCGCGTATGCTTGACTGTGGAGTTGTCGGCCAGGCCTTTGGCTCGGTTCCGGCGGCGAACAACACGCAGCCCTTCCAGTATGCGGACATCGCCAACCGCTGCCGCCTGCAGCTCAACGGCCAGGATCGCTTCGATGAACGCTACGGCGATTACTTCTGGAAGGTGCAGCCGTACCAGCACCACAGTGGCGGCGCCTTCGAGGTGCACGCCCAGACCGCTCTGCCGCTTACGGGGTCGACGCCCGGAACCGTATACGCGTCGTTCACCGGAACTCTTGCAACTAATGGCGTTATCACCTTGACAGCGAACACGCTTGCAGGGTCAATCCTTACAGGTAACATCATGCCGATTGTCTCCGCCGTTGTTACTGCAACCGGTGTTCAGATCGCAGGATTCCCTATCGGAACGACGATCAACGCCCTCACGTCCGGGACAGCGAACACGAGTGGTGCAACCTATTCGACGAGCGTTACATCTGGCGCCACTGCAGGAACTGTGACGTTCTTCGCACTGTATGATGCAGGAGCGACCATACTGGATCCGATCAACGCCGGTGGATATGCACAGGCTGGTTACCAGCAGGTCAACTCGAGTGGCACGACGTCTGCGCTGGTGGATGGCCAGGTGGTCGCTGTTTCGGGAGTTGGCTACACCCAGTCTGTCAATCCGATCAACGTGTACTCGTTCTCGCTTGCACCGGAGGAGCACCAGCCTAGTGGATCGTGCAACTTCTCGCGCGTGGACACCACGACCCTGGTGTTCGACTCGATCACGGGTGTTGACGGTAAGTCGCTGGCTCCGGGTTCTTTCCCGAGTAAGAACTACCCCTACCTGTTCCGCATGTACGCGGTGAACTACAACATCTTCCGCGTAATGAGCGGCATGGGCGGTCTGGCGTACTCCAACTAAGTACGACGCACATAAGGAACAATCAGCAGGCCGAGAAGAATCAACAAGACGACTGCATCAAATACACCGACAATCTTCTTATACTTGATCGGAAGCTCATTCGTTCCGGGCGGTACACCGCCGTAAGGCTTAGCCCACCCGATTAGTCCTCCTAACAGCGTAGGACCGAGCTTATCCGTGCAGTCGTAAATGTAATCATACCACGCCATCAACACATAGGCAGCCATAGCGAGAACAAACGCTAAGACCGCCTCATGTTGCCACGCCTTCTGATGGGGCATCCAAAAGACGAATAGAATAAACGCTGCAAAGGCAATACACTTTTCGTTAAGGTAGAGAGGAGTTCCAAAGAGTCCACCCGCCATTTATACTTTCAGATCAGTTTTTGTGATGGCGGTGTTAGGTGAGCACTTACCGATACCTTTGGTTTGCTGCATCATAATCGGAGCAGGATTGTCTGCACCCGGACACTTCGCATGTTCATGACCCAGTATGTGACCCATTTCATGCGAGACAACGTACTGCCGGTATCCATCCAATGTTTGACCACTCTTCGAGGAACCGTGAACCCACCTCAACGCATTGAGGTACATGTTCTTCCCTCCAACCTCTGCACACGACAGATCATCGGGAAGACCACATCGCTTCGTGATCGTGGCGGGTGACGACAAGCGAATAATGACGTTAGGCCGTGTCTTGACCTGTTCAAACCGGTACCCATGCGCCTCCCATCCACTGGGATCGGCTAAGTAAATCTCGAGTAACTCTGCAAACTCCTCCTGCGAATACCGGACATCCGGATCCACACGAGCGATGTAACGGATTACCCTCATTGCTTCTAGGAAACGAAAAGTCTGATGGGCAGGCACATCAAGGTGCCGCCATGCCGAAGTGTACTCATTGTAAGAAGAAGACGCACCTCACCTTCACCTGCTGCTGCCCCGGATCCTTCTGCGTAAAGTGTCGCATGCCAGAGATCCACGAATGTAAAAGTTATGTTCCACCGAAAGTGGAGTTGGTGAAGGTTGTCGCTGAGAAGCTCACACGATGTTAAGAAGCTCCGTGAAGACATCCATGATCTTCGCAACCTCTCGCGTGGTGAATACGAACTGGTTGAGAATCGACATCACGATCGCATTATCGCGAATGATGACCTCAACGTGAAGGAGCTTCCCGAACTCCCCCTTGAAGACTACGAGCCACCGTGGCTCATTTTCAGGTGTGTCCAGCATCTTAGTCTTGGTGGCGGTGATGTTGGTAAGGCGCTCGAGCGTGTCGGAGAGTGCGTTGTCGATATTGAGAGCCATGGTATCCCCTGATCCATCTCTTGTGGCGTGTAACGGATCCGTTTCCAGAAAATGGAATCGATTGGTGTAGGATAGAGGGATGTACGGCTACCATGGAATCTAAGTCTCTCTTCTTCGCTGACTTCGTGGTCATCCTGCAAGCCATCCTTCCCTACGACCTCTTCGGTGTTTACTACAATGATCTCTGCATGGCGTTCCGTGACCGGCACGATAGCCGCATTTCGGTTGATGAGTTCGTGAACTTCCTCGACGCCACCACGTGGAACCGCGCAGAGCGGAGTTCTGTCTTCGCTCGCCTCGTGGGGCAGCTAGCCATGCGTGTGGTGGGCGCGTACGATCAGCTTGATCAGTACCTTCGCCGCTGAGAGAGCTGTTGAGAGAAATCACAAAAACGAATTTTTTACATTCACAAACAGACCGGGAGTAGGGCTCTCCACACAAATCATCTTCCAGCCCTACAACAACTTCAAAATGCCCCACCCCTGCAACTTCATCAAGCGCGCCGACAGCCAGCCCTGCGGCGTGATCGTTAATACTGAAAACCCTACCGCGTGCTGCGGAACGCACGCACCCATCGCCGCACGCATGCCCCCTCGCGTGGCCGGGCAGTGCGAGCACATCATCGGCGCGGGAGTCGCGGAGCACTGGTGCGCGCGTGCAGTCGTGCCTGGCGACCGGCTCTGCGCGAATCACGCTGACCGGCGCGCGCGTGCAAACGAGGCCTTCCGCCGCCAGCTCGAGGCGCATCACGCGGCCGTTGAGGCTGACCGCCCCAACGTACTGGCTCGGGCTGCAGCCGCACGAGCCGAGCTCTGGGAGCGAGTTGACGCGCAGGAGGCGCGCCGCATCGAGTTCATGGCGGAGGCAATTCGGGCAGTTCGCCCGCCTCCTCCTGCGCAGCCCCTCGCGCGGTTTGCGCTGGACACTCAGAATGTCCACACGGCGATTGTGGCGAAACAGACCAGCGAAGGCGAGGCGAAGCTGCTGGCGGTAGAGACGGACGGAAAGGGTGTTGGGCTGAAAATCCTGCGAGTCTTCGCGGCTCGGGGAGGCACGCTGCACCAGGTGATGACGGTCATGAATGACGTTGATCACTGGTACCGCCAGGTCAGCTGCCGCGCGCAGGGAGACCGCCTCTACGCCCGCGTGCTCGAGGGGCTCTGGACGCTCATCTGCGAGCAGAGTGCAGAGCGGCAGAAGGAGCTGCTGCAGCGGCTGTGGGAGGAGATGAACGAGTCGGTGGGCATGTGCTGTGACGGGCACATCTCGCGGCTGGTCAACGTGATGGTTGGCTTTGATGATGCATTCAAGCCTCCGATGTCGCAGGGTGAGATTCTCCAGGCCAAGATGGCGGAATTCGCAGGAATGTCGGTTGAGACCGATGTGAAGCTGACCTACGCGCAGAAGTTCATGCGCGACATGGGTCTGACGGAGGAGCAGCAGGCTCCTTGGCTGGAGGCGCTGGAGTAAAGTGATATCGACACCACGGACAAAAATATTTTTCAACTATGGAAAACGGATTGCACATCTCGCATGAAGAGAGAGTACGCCGTGCAAAATGACTATCCTTTCTTCCTCCGATATCAACGACCTCAGCACTGCATGGAACCTGCGCCGCGACACTGCCTTTCGCCAGAGAATTGAGGATGACTTCGTTGAGCTGATGTTGCGCTACGTGCCCGAGAATCTCAAGGAGAAGCTTCTCTGGGCAATTCATCAGGCGACCAATCCCGCTGAGCTCAGCGTCAGCTATGCGGCACAGTTCGATATCGATCACACCTTCACCGCGGAGGGCTGGGGTGATCGCAGGTGCTCTATCAAGAACGTGGTATTCCACTCGAATGCCCTCGCGCGACTCGGTGAGGCGATTGGTCCGAACATCCGCGTGGTTGGGCACGTCACACACACCTGCGTGTACTTCACGATTGACTTCTGGCCTCCTCGCGTGTACCCGCACGTGATCCACAATCCGGAGGAGGAGCACTACGACGACATGCCTCCGCTGGAGGGCGAGTAAACCCCCAACCCCCCACACCCCACACACACACAACATCACACCACACTTTTTTCTGAAAACGAATTCATAACCATCACGAATCACCTAAGAGTGGGCGCTTACCACACTATCCTCCCACCAACTCTCATTCTCAACACTACAGAATGTCCGGCTCTTCCATCGCCACCACCTCCAACCTCAACACTCTCCTCAAGACGCAGATCCGCGCCGCCATCGAGGCGATCTACACTAACCAGGGCACGCACGCTGCCCACGCTTTCGAGACCTCAGACCAGGTCTCCAAGGCACTGCTCGATATCCTCTTCCCGCAGGAGGTCGAGCACAATGCCGAGATCACGGGCGTGGTCAAGGTACCCACTGTCGACACCGCCGCGTCCGACAGTGAGGGCTCAACCGAGTCCAAGAAGGAGCGCAAGAAGCGCGCTCCCATGAGCGATGACGCCAAGGCAGCCATGAAGGCCAAGCGCGAGGCCACCATCGCTGCCAAGAAGACGCAGGAGCAGGAGCCTGCTCCTCCCGCCACGCCCGAGAAGGCCAAGCCGGAGACTCCTGCGGAGCCCGAGGCACCCGGAGCTCCGGTCAAGGAGCGCAAGGCACGCGGACCCATGTCCGAGGAGGCCAAGGCAGCGATGAAGGCTAAGCGCGAGGCCACCATCGCAGCCAAGAAGGCCGCAGTGTAAACACACAGCGGAACCCTTCACACAATCAATTTTTCAATTAGGGTGCATGAATCCTCGCTCGTAGGAACTCGCTTCCGTGTTTTCTGAAAACGAAATCATAACCATCACGGAATAGGTAAGGTAAGTCCTAGATACGATATACTGTATCAGGCATTCTCGATCAGAATGAATAACTCGATCCGCTTCGTTCCCTTCTCCGTGAAGATGCGCAGTGCCGGCCTTGTCCGCAACCCCATCCGCTCCTGGTCGCTGTCGGTTCCCCAGTGGATCCCGGCACCGAACAAGATCGATATGGTGGCTGTTGACCGCGTCGTATCCGTGCTGAGCCGCTTTGTCAACCGCTGGGTGTGGCAGAGCCGCAACGCGCGCCGCGAGTACGCTGTCCGCGAGGCGAGTGCCCGCTGGACTCGCGAGGCCTGGACTCCGGCCTGGTCAAAGGTCATGGAGATGGAGGATGAGAAGGAGACGATTCTCGCTCGCATCCGCTTCGAGGCCTGGTGCTCCATGCCCGAGGCCAACTGGAACCGCATCGCGCGCAACATGACCGCGTCCGTGCGCGATGTCGGCATCCTTGCCCGCGATGTGCTGAGCCCGGTGTACAAGGAGCGCGACCGCCGTGCCGCGCTGGCCGCATCGAAGGTCGTGCAGACTGCGCAGGTCTGGAAGGAGGTCGTGCGCCCGGTGCAGCGCCGTACCAACCGCTTCGACACTGGGAGCGACTCTGAGTAATACAACACAAACTGCTGAAACACAAAAACCACAAACACTTATCCTTTTCCATTTCTCGAAACTCTCATCGAGCATTTATCGAACGATCCGTTCTTGAAAAAAAGTTTCAGAATCGAGTCCAACTTTCATCCACTTTTATGAGTTGTGAATCCAGTTTCATGCGTGGAATCCGAAAAGGTGAGGTGGCGGGGACTTGGCGCAGGGTGTACGCAGCTACACCGCAGGTGGGTCGCTTCGCTCCACGCGCCTCATGTCTTTTTCGGAGGGGGGTGGGGTGGGGTCAA